CCCTTCTTGGTGTCTCCCCGGAGTGGCGTCCGGGGGCTGATGCGATAGCCAACAAAAAAAGAAAAGAGGTGACACATGTCAATGTATTTAATTGCTTGCTTGGTGTCCGCTCTTTTTCTCAGTCCCTCATGTTTTTATGTCCCCGCTCTCACCCCTCTTCTTGTTTGTATGTACTTCGTTCGTAGTCAGCTATTTTTTGACATGCGATCAAAGACAAGCAACGAAGAAGGCAAAAAAGAGGCCGATAGAGGCCGTATGAAAGATTCTAAGGTGTGGGCGTTGGGTTTTTGGTTTTTGTTTGTTGTCGTGGTTCCTATGCCTTTGATTCTTTGCTATCCGTTCCTTTGTTTGGTTCTTGGTGTAGCGTATGTGATCGGGGTATCTGAGATAGAGCGAACCTATAGTTAAGTGAGAGCCCCGATCGCGGGGTTCTTTTGCGGGGTGGCTCCCGCAATTCGGCGTTGTGCCATTCAATAACCCATAGAGAAGAGGTGTGAGATGTATGGTTTGGATCTAAGATTGATCGTCACAAAGACGAGAAACAACCGGCCTACAGTGTGGGGGCTTTGTCCTAGAGGCGGTGGCCCTGTAATCAGGAAAGACGTGTGTTTGAAAAGCTTGATCGCGTGGGCTAGATCGCGGCATTGCTACGGCGTGGTTGATGCAAGCGTGTGGTCACGTTGGGATCTTGGTTTTCGAGAGTTCTAGTCTTTCTTTCATCTATTCTTTCAACTCAGGCGAAAGCCGAAACACCTTAATCTGTTAAGTGTAGCGTAAGCGAGAATACAGAAGAGGAAAGCAACCGCTTTCTTCTTGGTGTCCTCCCGGAGTGGCGTCCGGGGGCTGATGATGGTAGCCAATTTTTCAATGGTGTATTCCGCACCATAGGAGTAGAGGGAACGGTTCCCTCTACAATCCTAACCCATAGCAAAAGAGGTGATATTATGGGAAAACAACAGAACAGTGCAGTAGGTATGCAACTCAAGATTCGTAGTCTCAAAGCGGCTTTGAACAAAGCCCTCATCAATCGAGATCGAGAGATTGACGGTTTGATGATCGCGTTGTTGGCAAAAGAACACATCCTTTTTCTCGGTCCTCCGGGAACGGCTAAGTCTTTGCTAACGGATCAATGCTGCAAAGCTATTGAAGGCGCAACCTATTTCAATTATCTGATGTCTAAGTACACGGTTCCGGAGGAGCTTTTTGGCCCCTTCTCTCTTCCCGCTCTCAAGAGTGGCAAGTATGAGCGTGTTGTTTCTGGCAAATTGCCAGAGGCGGAGATCGTGTTTCTTGATGAGATATTCAAAAGCAACTCAAGCATTCTCAATGCGCTTTTGACTATCGTCAATGAGAGGGAGTTTGACAACGGTGCGGCCCGCGTGTCCGTACCCTTGGAGACTTTGGTTGGAGCGTCCAACGAGTTACCGGAAAGCAAGGAACTTGCGGCCCTGTATGATCGTTTCATGCTCCGTTTTTGGGTTGATTACTTGAGCGATCGACAAGACAAAAAGACGATGTTGATGATGGCTTTTCAAGAAGTCGGAAAAGTCTTGACCATTGATGAGTTGAGGCAAGCACAACAAGAAGTTCTTTCTGTCACGATTGCCGAAGAGATGATCGATCTTTTGTTGGACATTCAAGGCGCGGTAGAAGAGGCGGGCTTTGTTGCTAGTGATCGACGGTGGCGCAAGAGTCTCCGTTTGCTTCAAGCTTCCGCCTATCTCAATGGCCGTAGTTCTGTCAGTGAGGATGACATGCTTGTTCTCATTGATTCGCTTTGGAATGAGCCCGCAGAAAGAGACATCTTGAGTCAAGTCATCACAAAAGCGGCCAACCCCGCACTTGCGGCGGCGGAGGCTTTGATCGATGCAAGCCGGGAGACTTATGGCAAGCTTCCGCTCACGGGGGACATTCCCCAAAGTAGGGCGGGTCAAGTCTTTCAGCAGGTTGTTGATGCAAATGCTCAATTCAACGCTTCGATCAAGAAGCTTAAGAGTCTTGACAAGAACAATACCTCTCAGAAGATTCAAGGATACATCAAAGAGATCCAGAACATGCAAGAAGAGGCTACACGTCTGGCCGGACGTGCAAGCGGTTTGAATATCTAATTCAAGCCGGTTCTTCCACTAGGGTAGAGGGGGTTTTCTCCTCTCCCTTTTATTTTCACACTCATATCAAAAGGAGATATGTTATGAGACTTCAAAGAGAACACAAAGTACAACAAATCAACTCATTGGCTAAAGGTGATGTTCTTGGGGTTCTGGTCTATTGGGGACTTGGGAACATCAATATTGACGTTGATGCACTTGCGGACAAGTTTGACGCTAATGGCTTGGACAAGGAGAAATGGTTTCTCCCAGAGATCCAAACTTCGGCGGCGTTCAGAAAAGCGGTCAAGCAAGTGGCTAGGACATCGGGCAACGGTTATATGTTGCGGCCTATCTCATCGGACGATCAAAGCATCGTTTGGGGTATCGTTTCAGAAACGATCAAAAAAGATGAGAAGGATCTTGAATATGCTTGCGAAGCAAAGGTTACTTTCAACAAAGACAATGACTCCGTTGGATGTGAAGGTTCCCCCGGTCAAGCCCGTTTGTTAGCGGAAAAGGTCAAAAATGAGTATTACACTTTGACAACCCGCTATATCACAAACGACATCTCAAGGATGTTGGTCCGGAACATTGTAGAGCGAATGAACGCAATCCCTTTGCGTAAGGGCGGCGGCTTCTACTTTGTTGCGGCGGACAACTTGACCATTCTTGAGCAACACAAAGCGATTGTTGAAACTCTTGGGGATAGTGAGCTTGGGCTCATCGTAATCGGCAAAGGTGACGGTAACAGTGAGACTGTGAGCCGGGACACCCGCAGACACTTGGAAGACAAGCTTGCAAGCATCGCCGAAGAGATCGAGGAGTTCAAGACAAAGCCTCCAAGAAAAGACACTCTTGATCGAAGGATTGAGGAGTTCAAGAGCTTGCGTCAAACGGTTGAAATGTATTCAACCATCCTTTCTCTCAAGGTTGATGACCTCAACCAAGGGCTTGAGGATTGTGAGAACGTTGTTAAGCAGATCTTGACCGGCGTGGTTGCCGAAAAAGAAGCCAAAGCAAAGAAGTCCAACACCGCCCCGGCGGAGGTTGAAGAGGACGCTATTGCGGCGGCAAGGGAAGCGATCATGCGGCGTAAGATCAGACGCGGCGCAAGAGACTAACAAAGTGGATTGACGGCGGGCCTTTCGGGGTCCGCCCCGGTCCTACTACTTAGGAGAAAGCGAACATGAGAAAGCAAACACCTACACAAGAAGATCATGGCGATCTTTTGTACTCTACTTCAAAGTGGCATCGGGCTCTATATGAGATGGAGCGAACAACCAACAACGGCCTCCGAGAAGTAGAAGTTAAGGGGAAAGGTAAGAACAACCAATTCCCTCAATTCATGCGGGAACTTTTTACCCGCATGTATAACCCAAACACACCCCGCATCGATGAGCCGGAAAAAGGAACGGAGTGGGCGGAAAAACTCCATGATCTTGCTGAGAACATGGGAGAGTTCCAAGCACTTTGTTCCCGAACGGCGGGAGATGAACTTTGGGCGGGGATGGCAACATCCGCGCTCTCAAAAGAGATCATTTCAAAGATGCGTCCAAAGGAGACTAATGAGGATCTTGATGGTATGCGGAAGCGTATCGAATCATTAGAAGACTTAAAGAAGCAAGGGCTTGACGTTGAGGATCGGCTCAACAAGGCTCTTGAGAAACTAGAACAAGCAGAGAAGCGGGCGGCGGATATGGCGGACGGGCTTGACCCTTCTAGCATTCGCACCGCAATCCGAGAGGGTTGCACCGTAGCGAATGAGTCCATTGACGAAGCTCAAGCGGCTCTCTCTGCTTTTGCCTATGGTGACAGTCCAGGAATACCATCAAGCAAAAAAGGCAAAGACCGGGCGGCTATCACAAGCCTTGTGTCTTCTTCTCGCAAACTCAAAGAGATTGCGGAACTTGCCGGGAAGCTTCGACGGATCGCGGCTCACAAGCAACGATCCAAAGCAGACCGGGCAAGAGAGGAGATCAATGACATTGAGCAAGGCGGCGATCTTGCCCGTGTTCTACCTTCTGAGTTTTTGCCCGTTGCGGCGGAGGATGAAGCTCTTGAGCTTTTGTTTATGGCGAAGCTTGTAGAGCGGGCGTCTTTGCAGTACAAGATCGGCGGCAAAGAGGAGCAAGGGCGTGGTCCTGTCATTCTTTGCGTGGATGAGTCGGGCTCTATGTCGGGAGAGGCGGAGAATTGGTCTAAGGCCGTTTCTTTGGCCCTTCTCGATGTCGCCCGGCGTCAAAAAAGAAGTTGGGCTTTTGTCCACTTTGATTCTAAGGTTCAACGTGTTGACTATGCGCCGAAGGGTCAAATTGACCCCAACACCTTAGTTGAGTGTATGAATCACTTCTCAGGCGGGGGGACTTCTTTTGAGGCTCCGATTGAGAAGGCGTTTGAGTTGATTGACAAAGATGGAGGGTTCAAGCGGGCTGATGTTATCTTGATAACAGACGGCTATAGCCAGACCTCTGATCGGTTCAATCAACTTGTGGCAAACTACAAAGATGAGATGGAAGTTTCCATTTTCACCGTCCTTGTAAACGGGGTACAAGCGGCGGCTTCTGTTGCGGAATGGTCTGATCAGATCTGGACGCTTCGGGAGATCTTGGAGTCTGCAACAACCGGCCCCGGTAGCTTTGAAGATACGACATTCTCTATCTAGTGACTGTCCTTTGTCTCTCTCAATCTTTCAAATGGCCCCGGCGGGTTTTCTCGCCGGGGCTTTTTTGTTTGTCCTTTGGCCCCGGCGGGTTTTCTCGCCGGGGCTTTTTTGTTTGTCCTTTGCGGCAAACTTCAAGAACCCTCTTGGTTATCCAGTTGGAGCCTTTTTTTGTTTAGTCATCTGTGTTGTTTGCGTGTATAGCTAACGTGTGTTTTGATGTGACGCACGTCCAAATAATATGATGATGTGTAGACAAGCCCGATTTGATATTTGTTTGAATGCGGCTTGTGTTTGCGTGGTGTTATTTTGTATTGTCGTTCCATTGTTGACCGCCCGCTTTGGGCTCTACTGCGAACGTGAGGAAAGTGACTATGACAAAAAAGGCGTCTTCCCCTTCTACGTCTATCCCTTTGCGCCATAACCCGGATTGCTCTCGATGTCATTTATCGGACAAGAGCCCCCTTGTTTGCTTCCCTCTCTCGCGCGGGGAGTGTGAACCTACTACAAGAATGCTCTTGGTTGCAGAGGCTCCAACGATGGCAGACATCCGAGAGAAAACACACTTATCCGGGAACGTAGGTCAAAAGTTTCTATACTTGCTTGACCGCGCAAACATCAAAGAGGAGTCCCTTGACCTTACCTATGCGGTTAAGTGTTTGACTCCCAAAGGCAAGAAGCCAAACAAAAAGGCGATCAATGCTTGCTCTCCTTATCTGAAATACGAGATCTTGAAGAGAAAACCCAAGGTGATCGTTGCTCTAGGATCGATTGTTGCAGAACAAACGATCAAGGGTTGGAGTTCTCTACCTATCGGAGAAAAGCAAAGCCGGATCTCCTACTACCGTGGCTTTCCTGTATGGTCAACCTTTGAGGTCACTGTCAAGGATAAAATCTACTCTCATTCATGTTGGGTTATGCCTACTTTTAGCGTGGGGGCTTGTCTGCACTCTTGGGAGCTTGATGATCTCTTTGTCTATGATCTCAAAAATGCGGTTGAGTACTCACGCGGAAACATTGCGATCAAAGAACCTACAACAGAGTTCACCGTTGCTACTTGCTTTGATTCGGCTCAACGGTTGATTGCATTGATCGCGGAGAGAGCCCGATCGGGCGGGGGGCTAGTCCTAGACCTTGAAACAACAGGGCTTGATCCCCTTCAAGATCGTATTCTTTGCGCGGGGTTTTGTTGGGAAAAGGGCGTGGCTCATGTCTTGCCTATTTTGGGTCAACATTGTGAGGAGTTTTGGACCCCGGACGAAAAGCAAAAAATACTTGAAGCCTTGGGGGATGCACTGCAAGACGCTCGCCTTTGGGGTCAGAACTTCAAATTTGATGCAAAGTTTTTGAGGCGGCTTTTGGGGCTCCACAAGTTGAACCATGACTTTGACACCATGATCGCTCATCACGTTCTTGACGAAAACAAGCCCCAAAGGTTGACCTTTTTGGCTCAATACTACTTAGGTTGGGACAAGTATGATCAAGCAATGAAGCCTTATGTTGATGAACAAGGGAACCCGGATTATTCACTAGCCCCGAATGAGGTTTGTTGGAAGTATCTAGCCTTTGATGTTGATGCTACTTTTCAACTTCGCTCTCTGTTCATACCACGACTCAAGAAAGAGAAGGTTGTCACGGCCTTTAAGATCGGCCTTGGGCTCTCTCAGCCCTTAGCAAACATCGAATACAACGGGATACACATAGACCGGAGAGAGTTCCAGAACTTGATCCAACGCTACAAAAAACAGGCGGGGGACGCCCTTAAGTCTCTGCGGGGTTACGCGGAGCGGTGGCTTGCGAGGGCGGAGATCGATGACCTACCAAAAGCGCAAGTCAAAGAGCGGGCGGAGGACTTTCTTGCTGAGTCTGGATTCATGGACGGATTCAAGGAAGCGTTCAAGGGAAAGAGTTGGACAGAGGTCCGGCGTTGGGTTGCTTTGCAGGAAGGGAAGCGGCGGGCGGAGAAGTTTAACCCGATCTCAACAAAACAGTTCCAAGCCCTGTTAATTGCGGTCGGGGCTACGCTCAACAAGAAGACAAAGGCGGGCGGTATCTCTACAGACAAAACCGTTCTTAGTGCTTTGGCTCTCAAGGACAACGCGGCGGGACGGGTGGCCCGCCTAGTGGGGGATCTTCGTTCTTCCAATAAAATGCTCTCTACCTACTTGGACGGATCAAGTGTTGACTGCAAACAAAGCGGGATCGTATTCAACGCCCCAAGCGGCGGGATGTATAATCTAGTTACAGATCGGAGCTACATACATGGGAACTACTCCATTGCAAGAACCCGGACGGGGAGGCTTGCCGGGGGGCTTCTGATGACTCTCCCCCGCCTTGGTGGTCTTCGGCGTCCATTCATCCCGGACGATCCAGAAAAAGACGTTCTGATCTCCGCAGACTACAACAAGGCGGAACTTCGGGTTATGGCTTGGCTTGCGATGGACGACACCATGTTAAGGGAACTACTCAACGGGGTCGATCTTCACAGTCGTATGGCTATCACGGTTAAGCTTGGAAGAGATCCAACAGATGCGGAGTTTGATCGGCTTCTTGAGAAGTTTTTGAAGCTTCCAGACTGGAAGCAACAAAGAGCGGTAGCCAAGGGGGTTAACTTTGGAATACCTTATGGACGGATGGCCCCTAGCATTGTGGACGGGAACCCGGACTCTTTCCCTTTGGACATGCCAAAAAAACAACGGATCGCTTCTGTGCAAGCCATGATTGACGCCTATTTTGTTAAGTATCATCACATCCGGGAGTATATGCAGGATCAGATCTATATTGCGAAAAAACGGGGCTACCTTCGATCTAGGGTGAGCGGTAGAAAGCGGCGGCTATCCGGCGCGGATTGGTTCTTTTCGGACTATGGTCAACGCACTTCAACATGGGGGAAGGATTGGAGCCACATAGAGAGAGAAGCCCAAAACTTTCAGATCCAAGAGATCGCGTCAAGTGAGCTTGCAAAAGCGACCGTCCGCGTCCAGAAAGCGATCGACGATCAAAAAATTCCAGGGATGAGAATCCTTAAGACCGTTCACGATCAACTCTTATTCAATGTCAGGCGCGGCTACGAAGAGGAAGCCAAGAATTTGATTGTGACTTATATGAGTTCAGTGTTGCCCGCAACAAAAAAGTCTCCCTGTGAGATGCCGATCGTGGTGGATGCGGACGTTCAAAAGTGGTGGGGTGACAATGAATATGAATAGAGGTTTTGACATGAGTGCAAAGAACAAAAAAGATAAGATATGGAAGGTCCACATTGAGGAACTTAGGGCCGCGATCAAGACGGTTCAAGCGTACCGCCCTGCTTATCTTGTTGAGTTTGTGTGTGCAATCACAAACGAGAGAAAGAACGCCCCGCACATCGGGAACGCGGGAGCTTTGACGGTAAGCAAGCGAATGAAAGGCGGGAATCATTGCTCTACAAAGGTCATCGGGAGAGGTGTCTATGAGGGCGGCGGTTTCTGGTCAATCAAGGGCTCTAACATTGTCACTAGGGCGGTGATGCTTAATCGCCTTTTTGGTAGCGAGGTTTGATCAATGGATAAGTGGGGAGAGGTGTCATGGACAGATAGAGAGATTAGTCTTTTGGACGATCTTGAAATAACGTCTAACCTTGAGCAAGAGTGGAGAGAACACCCTTCTAAATATGCGCGTTGGGCCTTCTTATATGCGCGGGCGGAGGATGAGCTTGGGGCGGCGAATGAACGCCTTGATCTCACGTTTTCAATACTCTATGACGCATACAAGAAGAACTATCCAGACGCAAAGGAGAACGAAGCAAAAAGCTATGTGAGGAAGCACAAGAAATATCGACAAGTCCAAACCTTAAGGAGAGAAAAACAACTTGCCAGAGATACCCTAAGAGGTGGGTTGAAGTCGTTTGAGGCAAGGGAGAAAATGCTTGGTCAACTTGGGGCTCAATCCCGTCACGAAGAGAACGCCACACGGGGCTTGAAGCCTACCCCTCAAAACCCTCAGACTCGCCGGAAAAAACAAAGATCGGCGGCGTCAACAGAGGCCGCGAATGTGATCGCGGCTAAACGCAAAGGAGAAAGTGAAAATGGCTAGAAGAATGAACATGGATCGCGCAAGAGGAAAGCAACGAGAGATCGAAAGCAGAAAAGAAGGAGAGGTTCACGAATTAAAGACCGGTTGGAACTATTTCTTCCTTGGTGGCCCTTGGTCCGATCTTGGGGACATCTGGAAGGAAGTGGAAAGACATGGGCTCTTGGTTTGTCCTGAGCGGGCGGGGCTTCGTAAGTGTAAAATGTGCGCGGAGATTCGCAAGGCTCTCCGGGAGGGTGATACCGCTTTTGCGGATGAGTGGGAGTTGAAAACAACCGCTTACCTCAACGCTTGCCGCAAAGAAGACCTCAAGCGAAAAGACCCTAACTCTTGGAAGGCGTTGCGCCTCTCCCCTGCGTCTTTTGCTGAGTTGGTTGAGTGGGTTGTTGATGAAGATTGTGACCCCTCCGATCCTTCTAACGCTTATGTCTTGGGTATCAAGAAGACCGGGAGCGGTCTACAAACCCGCTACAAAGTTAAGATGAGCAAGAACGGCTACAACATTGAGCAGTGGGTTGATGATGCGTTTATGTCTACCGCTTTGGTTGACCTTGATGCGTTGCGTTGGGCGCGTCCCGCTTCTGATGAGGACTTGGTTAAGGCGATCACCGGGGACGGCGAGGAAGGGGACCGAAAGAGAGCCCGCCGATCCATCGATGATGACGGTTTTCAAGATTCACCTAAGCCCTCAAGTAGGAATCGCGGCCTTGATGATGATGATGACTTTGAGGAAGCCGGAGATCTTGAGGATGACTTTGCAGACGATCCGGCCCCGGAAAAAAAGGATGCCAACATTCAAAAAAGCTCTAACGCCCCTGAAAATAAAGCGAAAGAGGAAGATCAAGTTTTCTCTGATGACCTTGAGATCGATGGTTTGGATGACTTGGATTCTGATCTTGGTTTGAGTGCAGAAGAGAAAGCGGCCCTTGATGACCTCGATGGTTTGGATGACTTGGACTAATGAAAATAATTGTAGATGTTAGCGGTCTAGCCCATCGCGCCGTCTACAGATACAAAACAAAGGACGCCCAAGGCAAGGATTCAAGTGTTGTCTTGGGCGTTCTTTTAGAGCTTGAAGGCATTCTTGAGGACATCCCAAGGGTGACAGAGCTTGTGATCTGTTATGACGGCGGAAAAGATGCAAGAAAGGCGTTATACCCTCAGTATAAAGCGAACCGGAAAAGAGATCCCGTTGAACGGGCGGAGTTCTCCCGACAGGTCAAGAGCCTGCGTTCTTTCTTGGGTTCTCTCCCGGTCATTCAACTCTATGAGCCGGGAGTTGAGGCGGATGACATCATTGCCTTACTTTGCGATCATTTGGACGGGGATCGGGTTGGAGTCATAACCGGGGACTCAGACCTTCATCAACTAGCCCGCCCCGGTCTGACCTTGTTTGATCTTAGTTGTAACAAGGTCAAGCCCGCATGGTCCCCCTCTCAGCTTGTCACTTATAAGGCGATCGTTGGAGATCCAGGGGACAACATTAAGGGGATCACCGGGATCGGCCCCGTTAAAGGGTCGGCCTTGTTGCGGGAGTATCGCGGGATCAAAGCGATTCTCAAACATGCAAAGATCGCGGGCAAGTTGGGAAAGATGAGTTTTGACGTTGCTCTTGAGACTATCAAGAGGAACATAGACCTCATCCGGTTAGACGGGCGGCTTCTTACAGATGAGCAGAAAGATAGAATCAAGCAAGGGTATGAACAGCAGAAGGAGAGGACAACGCTTGACTCTCATTCTTTTGAGATGTGGGTCATGGACTTAAACGCCCGTGACATTGATCGAAGGATGGCGCAATTCCTTGAGCCCTTTAAGGTGCTTATTCGGGAGCCCTCTCCGGCTTCTGTTCAATGTCGCATAGGCCGAAAAGTCAGAAGAGGTCTAACTTCTGTTTCGCTCTATCGGCGGCGTCTTTTGCTCTACTATCTTTCAGCTTTTGAACACGACCAGAACGCACTTGAAAAGATACCCGGATCGGGCCTTCGTTTGGTGGATGAGCTTGCGTTAAAGGCAACGGCGGAAAGCTACGCCCCAACGGAGGAACAAGTTGACGTTTTGAGGCAACTACTCATATCAAGCAACGTTGAACTTCCTGATGGTTCAAGTTGGCTATAGGAGAGACACATTGACAGCAAAAAAAGCAAAGAAGAAAGCAGGCGCAAGCCTTCTTGATCGCATCGCAGAAAGGGCGCGGAAAGGCATCGGATCGAAGGACAAGGATCGGGTTTTTTTGGGTTCTTCTTGCGAGTTGGGAGATCCTAAAATATGGCTCCCTCTTGATGAGAGTCAAAGCGATCTAGCGGTCTTGTTAGATCGGGATCTTCGGGGTTGGCCGTGTGGCCGTATCATCGAGGTCTTTGGAGGTGAGGGGACATGTAAAACCGCCCTTGGTTATGATGCAATCGCAAGGGCTCAAGCTCAAGGCGGGATCGGTATCCTATACCTTGCGGAAGGTGAATATTCTGAATGGTTGGCTAAGGCTTACAAGGTGGATGTTGAGAGTCTTTTGATTCTCGATGAGAACCGGGTTGAAAAAGTGTTTTCAACGATCCATGAAATGATCAAAGAAAAGTCTGATGTTCCTGTTGTGATCGTGGTGGATAGCGTTGCGGGTATGGTGACAACGGACGAAGCGGGATCGGATGAGTTTGA